AGCATCTGCTTCATTATCTTCTAATGTTAAATATTCTAAATCTGCTATAGCAACATCAGTTTCTGATACAATAAAAATGACTCCTATAGCATGGGTTAATTTAGCATCTAATCAAAACGGAATTACAATAGACAATATTCCCCAAACATATAAAAATTTAAGACTAGTTCTTAATTTAAGAGGATCTCAATCAGCTTATCTTGCAAATAGCCAATTAGCAATTAATAATGATACAACTGCTACAAATTATGAAAGATATGCAATATATTCATCAACTGGATTTGGCGTAGCATTTTCTGGAGCAGAAAGTTCAGATACATTTAATTATTATGTTGGAGAAAATATGTCAAGCAACAGCATATTTTGTCAATCTGCTTATGACTTTTTAGGATATTCTGATACAGATAGATATAAAAGTTTTTTAAGTTGGTCAGCATTTGTTGATCCAAACTCTTCATCTGGAGATACAAGCTTCCCTGTAGCATTTTTGCAACATACATCTCATAAATGGAAAAGTTTATCTGGAATTTCAAAATTAGAGTTTAGTGGAACTTTTAAAGCTGGATGTACAGCAGCTTTATATGGATATGGAAGTGCTGGATGATAAACGGATTAGGAACACCTATTGCATCTGTTGAGTTAACTAAAACTCAATATTCAATTACTATAGATAATATACCACAAAACTATTCAGAAATTTCTATAATTTTGCATGCAAAAAGTATAGGTAGCGGTAGTGGATTTTCTGGCGGAGGTGCAACAGATTGGGATGAATTAAATATCAACGCTAATTACGGTAATAATTATGCTAGACAAACAATGTATGCTGCTGCTTCAGGTAATACTTATGCTTCTACAAGAAACTTTAACGTACCTTTGATGTATGGAGAACAGTTTTCTGCAGGTGGCACAAACTGGGATAATGAATTTTCAACACATTTGTGGTGGATACCAAATTATACTAATACTTCTCAATGGAAAAATGTTTATCATTTAGGTGGTAGAACTGGAGCAGATCCAAACAATGTTGGAGCCATGGGATTTGCAGTAGCACATATATATAAGTCAACAGATGCTGTTAGAAGAATTGACATTGGATCTTCATACGGTTATATTGCTGGGACAACTGTAGAAATTTTTGGAACGAAAAGGTTAGGACTATAATGCCACAAAGCTCACCAATACAATTAGGATATATTAAATTAAGTTCAGTTCAGCCATCTGTAACCTTTTCAAATATCCCGCAAAATTATTCTGGTTTATACATTGAATCTTCTGCTAGAAAAAATAATACTTCTGGAGTTGCATTAATTTTAAATTTTAATAACGACTCTACTTCATCAAATTATAAATATTATACGCTTCAAGGTAGCGGATCTGTTAGTTCGTCTGCTTATGGCGGCGATAGTGGTTTTTGCGGAATAACTTCAACATCTGGATTAAATCAATATGTTTATGGAAACTCGCAAATATTTATTCCAAACTATACTAAAACTGATAGGTTTAAAACATGGCAATGTATGGGGTACAATGTAGATGCCACACATACTTCAAATTTTATAAGCCAGATTCATGGAGCATGGAGAAACACTGCTGCTATTACTTCTATAAAACTTTTCCCAGCGGCAGACTCATTTGCAGCTGGATCATATTTTACTTTATACGCATGGGATAATACAGTTACAAGCGGAAGTGGATTGGCAACGGCAGCAACTCCATGATAAAAGAATATACTAGAATAGAATATGATTGTTCTACTGGAACTGAAAAAATTGTAGTCTTAACAGAAGAAGAAATATCTATAATTGAAAAACAGATAGAAGAAAATAAAATTTTAATAGAAAAGCAAAATGCTATTTTAAAAGAAAAAGAAGAGGCTAAAAAAACAGCTTTAGAAAAATTAAAATCTCTAGGACTTACAGAGCTAGAGATAGATTCTATTATTAGGGTATAATAATAATATGTCTTATCAATTGAAGGTAATCAAAGATTATCCGATTGGCTTTTGGCCTCTCGATGAGTCTTCTGGTACTACCGCCACAGATAAATCTGGATGCAGTAATAATGGAACATATACAGGCGGTGTAACAACAGGAATTCTTCCTTTAGTATCTGGTGGAGTATCTTCAACTAATATAACAAGCACACGATATATTACAATCCCTTGTGACAATGATTACTATGGATCTACCGCCGACGGCGGGTTTGCAGATGAGAATTCATCAGACAATGACTTTACTTTAGAATGCTGGATATATCCACGCATTACTACAACTAATCTAACTCCAATTATGGCAGATGATAATACTACAATCGGTATTTATTATCAGGCGGGCAATATAGTATTTCAACTAGAAGGAGAAAGATTAGATTATTCTCTTCCTGAAATTTCCGCATCTCATCACATTGTAGCAACATATACCCCAACAGATATGACTCTGTATGTAGATGGAATTAGGGCAGCTTCAAGAAATCTAACAGGTTTTAAATTTACTAATGCAGAACTTACTTTAAAAATAGGCCCTACTGCAAATGTTGCTGATTCATTTTTAATTGATGCTCCCGCAGTTTACAGGTATGCTTTGCCTTTGGGTAAGGTCATAGAGCATTATGATTACAATACGGTTGTTCGACCAATTCAAATTGCTGAACCAGATGACGGGACAATTTTAGAAATTTTAGATGACAATGTTTCTACTCAATATAAATTTTCTTATCCAGCGAATAGAAGCCTAGAAGTTTTTGCAGACGATGATCTAGAAATTAATCAAGAAGAAGGATATCTTGGAATTGCTAAAACAACTACATCTGTATCAAAAACTGTAGTTGTAGAAGATGTTATTGCTATTCCTTCCAGCTTTGCAATTGATTCTTCTAAAATAGAATGGTCTGGAAATAGTGGAGTTTCTATTCGTACAAAAGTTGAAGGCGGAAGCTATGAAACAGCCTATAATGGAAGATCAATTCCTCAATTTAAATTAGGCGGAACATTTTCAGAAGAAAGAATTATTTATTTAGAAATAACATTTACCACTACAGACGCAAGTAAATATACTCCTAAATTATTTAACTTATCTTTATCTTTTTATAATGATCAAAAATTATTTGCATATACTAATTCAGATTATATTTATACGCTAGATGGATTTGCAGGCTCTACAGACAACGAAATAACATTTGGTAGGGATAAGTCTAGGGCAATCTCTAGACACCCCCGTAATGGCCTTAGAACGGGTTCTGCGGCGGGTTTCAGGATAAACACGATAGAATCTACCAGAACTATAGAACTATTCTTTACACCCTCTACAACAGGCGCAAATACCCTATTCTATGCTCCAGCATCTACAGGATTTACAGAGACAGAATATTCTTGGAATGGATCTGGAACTATAACCAAATCTAATGTATCTGCTATTTACGTAAATGGGATAGATCGGACAAATCAGACAAATGTATCAAATGTGTTTACAGCAGGAGATTTACATCATGTGATTATTGTCACTACCGCCGCATGTACAGGAGATTTTAGATTTAATTATAAGACTTCTGGCGGACCATCAAGCCTATATCAATATATTATTTACTACCCTACCGCATTTTCTCAGGCTATTGCCACAGAGCATTACAATATGAATATCGGAGTTCCAGCAATTACAGCCACAAATCCGTCATTCACCATGACAGAATCTGGGGTTGAATATTATAATAATGACTGGATCGTGGTTCAATCAGTATAATTCTGTCACTTTGATTGACAAAAAGCTGGACTTGAGTGTTGAATAGTGGTAAAATAAAAACCTATGGATCTAGGAAAACTTAAAAGCGCAGTAGTTCAAGATGAAACTCGTCTAGGGATTTATGTCTGGGAAATGCCAGATGGTCGCTGGATTGGTGATGACGACGGAAACTTTTTGTCCGTTACCTCCACAAAAGGCAACAGGTCAAAGATAGAGTCGCTTATGAAGGTTGTAAAGTCATATGGTATTTATGAGGGACAGCCTAAATTCTTATCAGGTCGTCGTAAGGTTGACGATGAAGAATTTGAGTATCAGAAGCAAAGGCTGGAATGGGGACTAGTCCCAGACCCATATGATATTGGTAACTATAAAGACGAAATGAAAAAGGCTAAGGGTCAATAATGGAACACATTGAAGACGACAATTCTCAAGAGATTGATATCTCTACAAATTACGACTGGACAAGATTTAATAATGCGCCAGTTCAAAAGACTAACGATCCATTTAAGATTGAAGGAGAAGAACTAACTAAGGTTTCTGGTCTTTCTTCAACATTTCGTCGTAAGATGAACAGAGATTTACAGAAGCGATTTGTCGGTATCGAAGGAACTGAAACACAACAGAATCTACTTGCACAAGCTATCACTGGCTATGCAATGTTCGACCTTATCGAGCCACCATATAACCTTGAATATCTGTCTCAGATTTATGAAATCTCTCCATATAACTATGCAGCAATTAATGCTAAGGTTTCAAATATCGTAGGCCTAGGTTTTGATTTTATTGAGACACGCAAAACCATTGATGCAATGGAAGAATTATCTGATGATCAGGTAATGAGAGCACGTAGAAAATTAGATCGTCTTCGCCAAGATTTACACGAATGGCTTGAGGACTGCAACGAAGAAGAAACATTTAAAGAAACATTAATTAAGTTTTATACAGATGTCGAAGCAACAGGAAATGGCTATCTAGAAATTGGTAGAACAACTTCTGGCAAGATTGGATATATCGGACATATTCCAGCAAAGACAATGCGTGTGCGTCGTCTTCGTGATGGATTTATTCAATTGCTTTACGGCAAGGCTGTATTCTTCCGTAACTTTGGAGATCAAGAAACTCCTAACCCAATTGCAGGCGGTCTAGACAGACCTAATGAAATTATTCATATTAAGAAATATACTCCACAAAATAACTACTATGGAATTCCAGATATTGTATCAGCAGCAAATGCTATGACTGGTAACGAATTTGCTGGAAAGTATAACTTAGATTATTTTGAAAATAAGGCGGTTCCAAGATATATTATTACCGTAAAAGGTGGAAAACTATCTTCAGAGTCAGAGCGTAAGCTCCTTGAATTTTTCCAGGTAGGTCTAAGAGGAAATAATCATAGATCTCTATATATTCCACTTCCTCCAGATTCTCCAGATTCAAAGACTGAATTTAAGATGGAGCCAGTTGAGGCGGGAACTCAAGAGTCATCATTTAATACATATCGTAAAATGAACCGTGACGAAATTCTTCTTGCCCACAGAACTCCAATTAATAAAATTGGAACCCCAGAAGGAATTAATTTAGCGGCAGCACGAGATGCTGATAAAACATTTAAAGAGCAGGTATGTCGTCCAGCACAGGATATTCTTGAAAAGAAACTAAATAAGATTATTAAGGAAATGACAGATGCCCTTAGCTTGAAATTCAATGAATTATCTCTTACAGACGAAGATACTCAGTCTAAAATTGATGAAAGATATTTGAGAATGCAGGTAATTACTCCAAATGAGGTTCGTGTTAGAAAAGGCATGGTTCCTCTAGATGGTGGAGATGAGCCAGTCCAATTAAAGCCACAACAGCAGGCAGAAATTAGGTCTCAGGCTGGAAATACAAGAACAAGAGATCAAGAGCGAGAAAACAATTCCCCAGACATTTCTGGCGAAGGCCGAAATGAACAAGGGGCAGGCAGACAAGTCGAGTAGTCCTACTCAACTGATTATTTGCCTTTTTATATATACAAAATTATAATTAAGCATATGAATATTGAGAAATCTCTATGGTCATCTAATGGCGACAATATCAGTCTGTCCGTTCCATTCACAAAGGTCAATCGTGAAAAGCGCACAGTCTCTGGTTTTGCAACATTAGATAATCTAGATCAGACAGGCGACGTTGTCACAGCAGAAGCAAGCTTAAAAGCATTTGATAGCTTCCGTGGAAATATTCGTGAAATGCATGGACCAACAGCAGTTGGAAAGATGTTATCTTTTAAACCAGAAACATTTTACGATCCAAAGAGCGGAGATTTCTACAGCGGAATTTATGTAGATGTTTATGTATCTAAGGGCGCACAAGATACATGGGAAAAAGTTTTAGACGGAACATTAACAGGATTTTCAATCGGCGGAAAGATTGTAGACTCAGATAATGAAGTTAACAAGTCTACAGGAAAAGTAACAAGATTTATTAAAGAGTATTCACTAATGGAATTATCTATTGTGGACTCACCAGCAAACGAGCTTTGCAATGTTTTGTCTATTCAGAAGATGAACGGACAACTAGTATTTAAGGGCATGGCGACAGAAGTAATTGCAGAGAATATTTTTTATTGTGAAGACAGTGATTCTGTTTTCATATCAACAGAGGCATCGTATGACTCCCCAGTTACAGGTAAGCCTGCAACTTTGATCGGATGGGTAGAGAGTAATGATGTTAACAAAGGGAAAGAGATAGATAGAATTCTTGCTTCATTTAAGAAGACAAGATTACCGTTGCCTGATACACAAACAATTGCAAAACAGGCAAACGCAGAAGGAGGTAATGAAGTGTCAGAAAACACAGAAAACGTAGTAGTCGAAGAGACTCCTGCAGTTGAAGAAGTAGCAGCTCCTGTCGAGGAAGCTCCTGCTGTTGAAGAAGCACCTGTTGCTGATGAAGCACCAGTTGTTGACGCTCCTGCCGAAGTTCTGGAAAAAGCAGCCGACGTATCAGAAGTTGAGGTTGATGAACCTGATTTTGCAAAG